TACCAGACTTTTCACGAACTTTAATCCAAAAATCTGGATAATATCTTCTCACCTTACCATCAGGAGCCCTGTATGGTATGATTATTTCCTCACTTCCCCACTGTAATATACTAGGGTTATTGTCACAGAACACCATGAACTTTCGTTCCCATAGCGACCTATAAACAATATTTGTCGGGTTGCCACGGTACTTCTGAGGATGTATAGGTTTATAATACCCAGAGTACGCCATAAATATAGTTGTACCAACATAGTTATTTAGTGTGTCCATAGAAAGTTTCTTATCAGTAATGAATGCTAATGGTGGAATGTCATTGGCAAATAGCTTTGTTGTGAAGTTTCCTAACCCAGCAGTGAGCGTATCAGGCATGAATTTGACTGATAATGTATTTGAATTTTTATGTGATGAAGCTCAGTTACCTAACGTTACTGCTGCATCAGGCACACTAAAAGGTAGATACATGGGTGAGGGTCAGATAAATTACCCACATACTCGTGTTTTTTCAGAGTTTCAGTTAGGATTTCAGTGTGATGCTAACATGACTCCGCTAAAGTTTTTAAATGAATGGTATGGAAGCATTTTTGGAGAAAGACCTGTAGACGCACCAGATCTTAAGATTGATCAGATTACAAATTCTTCACCTAAAAACGCTAACAGAACTAATAGATTATCATATCCAGACTCTTATTGTAGAGATATTACCGTTACAAAGACTGAGATAGGTCCTTCTTATCGTAGACTAAGTCCATCTTTAACATATGTGTTAGAGAGAGCGTGGCCATATCAAATTGATGCAGTTCCCTTGCAGTTTGGTTCAACTTTGTTAACAAAAGTTACTGCTCAGTTCTATTATACTAGACACACCATCTATCATAATGATGTCTCAGCTGTGCCAAAAACAGATCCAGAGGTCTTTAATCCTAATCCTCCACCACCATTACCAACTATAGGTGAGTGAAAATTGACTTTTCAATTCCATAAAAGCGGGAAAATTTTTTCCGCTATTTTTTTGTTTAAAAAGTCGCTAAATATAAATATGACCTTGGAGTAGATATTATGGCATTGCCAACAATGGATTTACCAACGTATGAGTTGGAAGTTCCATCAACTAAGAAAAAAATTAAAATTCGTCCTTTTTTGGTAAAAGAAGAGAAAGTCCTATTAATGGCACTAGAAAGTGACGATGAGAAAAATATTAAAGAGGCAGTATTGAGTCTTCTCAAGGCTTGCATTCAATCTCGTATAAAAGTGGAGAATTTGTCCACATTTGATCTAGAGTTTATTTTCTTAAATATTCGTGCTGTTTCTGTAGGTGAAATGGTAGAAATTTTGGTAACTTGCCAAGATGATAATGAAACGCAAGTTAAACATCAATTGAACCTTACAGATGTTAAAGTTCAATTTCCAGATGGACATAGTAACAAAATTATGCTAACTGACGATACTGGTATTATCATGAAATATCCTACTTTTAATGAATTTGTAGAAGGACAGTTTGCAAATAAGGAAATGGATGATGATGGTGCAATTAAGATTATTGCTCAGAGTATTGATCAAATCTTCCAAGGAGAGGAGGTATATGATGAATCTACTACCACTAAAAAGGAATTTATTCAGTTTGTAGAAAATCTTACAAAAGAACAATTAGAGAAGGTACAAGCATTTTTTGAGTCAGCCCCTAGATTAGAACATACATTTAAAGTAACTAATCCAAATACTGGAAAAGAATCTGATTACACTCTGAGAGGGTTGCAGAGTTTTTTCGGATAGCACTCTTCCACAATACTTTGGAGGGGTACTACAAAACCAACTTCGCTTTGATGCAACATCATAAATACAGCTTGAGTGAAATAGAAAACATGATGCCTTTTGAGAGACAAGTATATGTCTCATTATTAATGCAATACTTGGATCAACTTAAACAAGAACAAGAAAAACAAAAAAGGTAATGGCAGCAGGAACCGTAGCATATCAGGATACCAGAGGTAACAAAGATTACCTTGGTATTATTGCGAATCAAATTGGAAGGCGTCTTAAAGAAGCTTCTGATATGGCGTCGGATGAGCGCGACTTTGCAGAAAAGAAAGCAGAGGCTGGTGGAACATCATTAGACGAAGCGGGGATAGGTAAAGGATATTTTTTCAAAAGAGCCCTTGGTTCAAGATTTGGCGGAGATAGAATTGCCAGAACTAGGGGTAGAATGGGTGCAACAGGTGCTGGCACCAGTCCTACAGGAAACTTTAAAACTAGGTTTCGTGGTGGATTTGATTATAACGTAACTAATGAAATTCAGTCTGCTACTGTACCACTATCCAGTGCATTAGTAGGTGGACTTCGTGGCGTAGAGTCGTCATTAACAGATATTTCTGGTGCTCTAACCACTATGGGTAGTGGAATGAGTGATCTTGCCAGAGGTCAAGCTGATATGGCAAAGGCAACATTTATGAATGGCCAGGTTTTAAGAGTGATGGTCACTGAGATAAAGAGACAGCAATCAAGACTAGCAGGAAGAAGAGAAGAAAGAGCAATTGAAGGTGCTGGATTCCGTCGCGGTGGTGGAGGTGGAGGTGGACTTCCTGGCGGTGGTGATGGTCGTAGAATGATCAATGTCACACCACAACCCAGAAAATTTAGTTCAGGTAACGCTGGTGATATTCTTAGTGGTTCTAGTTCACTTTTACAAAAAGTTGGTGGATCCGCTGCTAAATCAGGACAAACAGGATTAAGAACAGGACTTAGAGGAATTACCACATCTGTGGCAAGACCAATTATTGGAACTGCCGAGAAAGTCTATTCGGGTGGAAGAACTATTGCAAAATTTACACCTAATATACCTAAGTTGGGTCAAGCAGCATCAAAATACTTGGGTACTGGTGTAGCAGCTACAACTAAATTCTTTAAACAAGCAGCACAATTTGGAGCAGGTGGATTAAATCCTTTTGGAAAAGCTTTTCTAGATGCTAAAAAACTGATGGATGCTGACGGAATGTTTAACTACGCCAGAAAGGGTGGTAAATCATTTGAGATGTTGAAAGATCTAGGTGCTGCAGGAATGAATAAAAACTTAGCAGCAATTTATGCTGGTGGTGGTAGTCTAGATGATTTTGTAAAAGTACTGGTTGGTGGTGGAATGCCTATTGATATGGTTGATGATGCACTGACTGATTACACACAACTATCTCTTAAAGGTCTAGGACAACCTTCTCGTAATATTGCGAAGCAGATGTCACCAAAGGCAGCTGCAGCTCTTACTCCATCAAGAATATCGTCATTAAGTGAAGCAGGTTATAAAACAGCGGAGATAGCTACCGATCAACTTGTTAAAAAAGGAATGCAACAAGGACTCAAGAGAGGTAGCGGACTTGCAAGAACAATGGTTAAATCGTTTGGTGCTGCAGGAACAAGATCTTTCCTTAAAAAAATTCCAATTCTTGCTGGTGTCGCAGGTACTATCTTTGCTATTCAGCGTGCTATGGAAGGAGACTTCTTAGGAGCAGGTTTAGAACTTACTTCTGGTCTTTTAGGTGCTACTGGTATTGGTGGTATAGGACCAGGTCTTGCTATTGATGGTTACTTACTTGCTAGAGACTTTGGTGTGGTTCCAATGGCAAAAGGTGGTTTACTTACAGGTAAGCAACCAGTTAACGCACTTATGGGTGAAGCAGGTCCTGAGATTGTTACACCATTGAATGATGATACATTCATCAAATTTGGTGAAGGTGTTTTAAATGCACAAAAACAAAATAAAACAGATTATGCAAAAGTTCAAGCGGAAGGATTGAAACAGTATTATGAAGGAATGGGAGGTTGGGGTCGTTTTGGTGCAGCATTTGCTGGTATATTTGACACCTTGAAAGATATTATCTCAAATATTAGAATACCAAATCCGTTTAATTTTGGAAGAAACAATAATAATAATGGAGCAACTCGTTCAGGTTCAACTGCTGGCAGTGAGACTTTAAATATTGGATCTGGTGGTGGAGAGTTAAAAGGATTATCACAAGAAGATTATGTACAAATGGCTAAAACAATTGCTGGCGAAGCAGGTCCTGGTGATGATCAATACTTAGTTGCAGCTGCTATCTTAAACAGAGTT